TCGCGAACGCGACCGACAAGTTCATCGGCCCGATCGACAGCTCCCTGCACGCGGACATCAACCAGCAGGCGGCGGTGGGCTACTCCGCCGTCACGTCGGTGACCGTCGCCGCGCTGCGCATCTGACCCTGCCCGCCCCCAGTCTCGCCCCGCCCCGCTGACCGGGGCTTTTTTCATGCCCCCGAGGAGGGTTCATGTCTGACCTGATCAGCGATGGCAACACGAAGGTCGCGTTCGCGACCAGCATCGCGAACCTGAGCGCACCGACAGTCGCGGAGCTGACCGCCGCGAACGACTGGACGACCCGGCTGACACCGGACGGCCTCAAGGCGGACCCGGCGACGGCGGACGTCGACACGTCGTCGCTGGCCAGCACGTTCACCACCAACCAGCCCGGCCGCCGCTCCTACACGGTCGAGCTCACGTTCAAGCGGGGCTCGACCCCGACCGAGGACCAGCCGTACACCACGCTGACGTATGGCGCGACTGGCTTCGTCATCGTGCGCCGCGGCGTGGCCTACGCGACGGCGTTCGCCACCGGCGACAAGGTCGAGGTGTACCCCGTCGCGGCGGGCGAGGCGCAGAACATCGCCCCGGCGGCCAACGAGGTCTCGAAGTTCATGGCGCCGCTGAAGGTCACGTCGGACCCGGCGACGCGGGCTGTCGTCGCCTGATGCCGGACATCTCGGAGCTTCTGGCAGGGGCGTCGCCTCGCGAGGTCACCGTTCCGGTGTGCCTCGCGGGCGACGCGGGCGCCGAGTTGGAAGCGTTGGAGGCGGAGCTGGGACAGCTGGGGGAGTGGCAGCCGACGTCGCTCGGTGAGACGAACCCGGCGTTCGAACTCCAGGAGCGCATCGCCGCGGCCCGGGAGCGGGTACGGGAGGCAGCGGTCGAGTTCCGGTTTCGGGCTCTCGGGCACCGCGCCTACAGCAACCTGATCGCCGTCCACCCGGCGCCGGAAGGCTCCACGGAGCCCTACGACGCGGGGACGTTCCTGCCCGCGGTTCTCGCTGCCTGCTGTGTCGAGCCGTCTCTGACGCCGGCGCAGGTCGACAGGCTGCTGGACGTAGTCAACGACGGCACCGCCAGGATCCTGTTCGCGACGGCGCTTGCGGTGAACGAGGAGCCGTCGCCGATCCCTTTCTCGTAGCCCGCCTGCGGGACCACCGCCTCCCGTACCGGCGGGAAGTGGAGGCGGCGCGGGCGTGGGGTATCCCGCGCAGCATCCTCCTTGGCCGCCCGCAGCCCGCCCCTGGTGAGCCGTTGTGGCTGCCGGAGGACCGCTGGTGGGCGATGGCTCTCATGGAGGCCGAGTCCGGGCTGTGCGGGGACTGCGGGCATCCGCTGGCGGAGACAACGCACGCGGACAACGAGTACGCCTACGACGCGTCGATCACCAAATGCCACGCCTGCCTGGCCGGCGCCCGGCGGGTGGCGGCACACCAGGAGGACGGCGGCAAGACCGACGGCCTGAAGGTCAGCGTGTTCCGGAGGGAGTCGTAATGGCAGGCGTCGACGTAATCGGGCTCACCGTCGTGGTGGACGACCTGGGCACCTTCGCTGAGCGGCTGCGGGTGAACGCGGCGAAGGCCGTGAAGGTCACCAGCCTGAAGGTCAAGCGGGACGCGCAGTCGCGCGCCTCCGGTCACCCTCGGTGGGTTCACTATCCGCGCACCATCACCTACGACGTCAAGGTCACCGCGGAAGGCGTCGAAGGGGAGATCGGCCCGGACAAGTCCCTGAAGGGGCAGGCGCCTTACGGGGCGATCATCGAATTCGGGACGAGCGTTACCGCCCCCATTCCACACCTCGGCCCCGCGCTCGACGCGAACGCCGAAGACCTGGTCGCCGGTATTGAGATAGCCGTTCACCAGGCCATGTAACAGCACGTCAAGGACAGGGAACCCATGACCACTACGAGCAGGAAGCCGCCCGCCCGTCGGGCCGCGAAGCCCCCGACGACATTCGCCGACATCCGCGCGAAGATCCAGCGCCCCCGGCACATCGTCGACCTGGTGCTGGACGCCGAAGCATCTGCCGAGATCGACAACCTCGAACGGCTACTCGAGCGCGCACAGCGCCACGACGACGCCAACGGCACAGAGACCGCCCGGGACGTTGCCAAGCACCTCCAGGAGGTCGAGGCGAAGGCCGAAGCGTCGCGGGTGCGGTTCACCCTCGAGGCCATCACGCACCGCGCCTATCAGAAGCTTCGGGCGGACCATCCGCCGACAAAGGAGCAGATCGAGGCGGCGGCGGCCCGCGGCGGCAGCGAGGAACCGGCGTTCGACGCGGACGCCTTCGCCCCCGCGCTCGTCGAGGCCCAGCTGATCGAGCCGAAGCCGACCGATCCCGAGGAGTTCGCCGCGTTCTGGGACGACCTCTCCGACGGCCAACTCGGGCAGCTGTGGGGCGCCGCCATCAGCATCCAGTTCCAGACCGGCGAGCTTGGCCCGCCCTCACAAGCCGCCGCCGACATTCTCCGCTCGTTCGGGATGGCCACCGGCTGACCTGCCTCAATGCGCGACAACTGAATGGGGGGCTGCTGTGGCCGACCGTACCGTGCGCGTCCGCGTCATCGCCGAGATGCCGGGCTTTGGCACCGTCGTGCGCACCGGCACTGGCGAACTGCTGGCCCTCGGGGAAGCCTCCCTTGTGGCCGGGCGTGGGATTCGCGCCCTCGGCGCGGATGGGGCGGTGGCCCGCACCGGTCTCATGGCCATGGGCGCGGGTGCACGTGGTGGAGCGGCGGGAGTCCGGGAGGGGGAGGCTGCGGCTTTGGCCGCGGGCCGTGGCGCGCGCACCCTGCGCAACGAGGCGGCTCTCACCTCACCCGCGTTCGGGCGGATGGGCGCTGCGGCGCGCGCCGGCATGGGCTCGGTCCGGTCCGGTGTCGAATCGGTCCTCGGCCCCGTGAAGCACCTGGGCGCCCTGCTGGCCGGCGGGGCGATTATCTTCGGCCTGCACGACATCGTCCACTCGGGCAACGAATATACCGACGCGATGAACAAATTCCTCGAGGTCACGCGCGCCTCGGGGGCACAGATGGCGGCCGCCGGCCGGGAGGCGCAGGCGCTGGGCGCGGACATGAAGCTGCCGTCCGCGAACGCCGCCGAGGCTGCGGACGCGATGGTCGAACTGTCGAAGGCGGGCCTGTCGGCGCAGGACGCGATCCGGGCCGCCCGGGGCACGATCCAGCTGTCGGCCGCTGCTCGAACCGACGTCGCAACCGCGGCGAAGATCGAGGGCGACATCATGGACCAGTTCGCCCTCAAGTCCACTGAGGCCACGCACGTCGCGGACGTCCTCGCGAACACGTCCAACAGCGCCTCGGGCGAGCTGATGGACATCTACTACGCCATGAAATACGTGGGCCCCATCGCCCACACCATGGGTGTCTCCATCAAGGACACCGCGACCGCGGTCGGCCTGCTCGGCAAGAGCGGCATCATCGGTGAAACCGCTGGTACGGCCCTCCGGTCTGCGCTGGTCAACATGGCCAAGCCGACGAAACTGGCCCAGAAGGGCCTGCATGAACTCGGCATCGAGGCGTTCGACAGCAAGGGCAACTTCAAGGGCCTCCAGTACGTCATCACGCAACTTGGTGACGCCTCTCACCACCTGACCACGCAGCAGTTCACGGCCGCCGCGGCGATGGCGTTCGGCAAGCCCGCTCTCGCGGGCATGGTGGCGCTCGCCCACCAGGGCGGGACCGCGTTCGAGCAGTTCGGCGTCCAGGTGGGCCGCGTGGGCGGCGCCGAGGCGCTGGCGGCCGCGGAGTCGAAGGGGCTCGGCGGCGCGATGCGCGGCTTGGGTAAGCAGATCTCGAGCGCCTTCCTGCAGATCTATCTGGGAATCGCGCCGGGCCTGGAGAAGGTCACCCGCTCGATGACGAAGGGCGTCTCGGACGCCATCCCGTACATCAAATCGGGGATCCGTATCGCCGGTGACCTGTGGGACATCTACGGGCCTTCCGTCGAGGCGAAACTCCATGCCGCGGCCGGCGGTATCGGGCGGGCGGCATCGAGTCTTGCCGCCCCGCTGAAAACGGCGATCGCATCAGCGGCGGTCGCTTCTGTGCCGCTGGTCATCACCTCCATCCATTCCCTCGGTCAGGCCTTCGACAACGCGGGGGCGGCCGCGCAGCCTCTGCTCGGCGGCCTGCACGACATGTTTTCGTCCGTCTCTTCGGGGGCGGGTGCCCTTGGCGTGCTCACGGGCCGCCTCCAGGTCGGCGTGGGCCTCCTCGGCAACATGACCGGGATCCTGCGGCCTATCGGAGCGATCATCGGAGGCGTCGCGCACGCTTTCGCCGGGCTTCCCGGCCCGATCCAGCTGTCCGTACTGGCCATGCTCGCGATGCGCCCGTTCCGCGGCCAGATCCAGGGCCTGCAGAACGCCGTCGTCGGCTACGGCCGCGCGGGCGTCAACGCCTTCCGCGGCATCGGCGACGCCTCCCTGTACCAGCGGGTGCAGGCAGCGAACGCAGGCGTCACCCTCGGCCGGTTCGGCGGCGTCATGGCCGAGCTGGAGCGCCGCTCCCCGACGATCGCCGCAATGGGCAACTCGTTCCGCAGCACGTCCACCTCCATTCAGGAGGCGGGCGGGCGCCTGGTCGGCTTCCGGTCGGCAGCCGGCGGCGCGATGGCCGCCATCGGCACGGGTGCCGGCCGGGGCCTGATGGGCGCGGCACGTGGCCTGTACGGCTTCCTCGGCGGGCCGTGGGGTGTCGCGATCGGCGCCGCCATGATCGGCCTGGACCTGCTCGCCCGGAAGCAGCAGGAGGCCGCGGCCGCTGCGGCAGCCCACCAGCAGCGGATCTCCAGCCTCACGCAGGCGCTGCAGCAGTCCGCCGGTGTGGCGGACGGCAGCGTTCGTGCTGCCGCCGTGCAGACCCTGGCGGACACAAAGCTGAAGGACGGCAAGACGGCTCTGCTGGACGTCATGCAGTCCGCCCACATCGGCACGACCCAGCTCACGGACGCCTACCTCGGCCAGGGCACTTCGCTCGACGGCCTGCGCAAGCGGCTCTCTGCCGCCGCCGAGGAGAACTCGAAAATGGTTCTCGCCGGGCGGTCCGCGGAGAAGGTCTACACGCCGCAGGGGCTCGCCTACAAGAAGGCCGCGAACGCCCTCGGGTCCCTCAGCGGCGAGTTTGAGACGGCCCGGAAGCGACAGAAGGATCTCGCCGACGCCACCAAGGGCTCCGGGGCCGCCGCCCTGGACGCCACCGACCCGACGGGGCGTCTCCAGAACGCCATCAAGACGCTCGGCGACTCGGCATCCGACGCGGACACCAAGGCCCGCGCCCTGCACACCGCCCTGGACCTGCTGTCGGGCGGCGAACTGGACGTGCAGGCGGCGGTCGCCAACCAGAACCAGGCGCTGCTCGACCTCAACAACAGCTACAAGGACGGCACCGATCACGCGAAGGGCTACGGCAAAGCGCTCCTTCAAGTCGACGGCAGCCTGAACACGACCAGCGAGAACGGTCAGAGCCTGTGGACCAAGCTGCAGGGCCTCAACGAGCAGACGGCGTCCGCAGCGCAGGCCACCTACGATTTCGCGCGCGCCAACAGCACTGGCGTGGTCCCGGCCTTGCAGCAGGCCGAGGCGCGCATGGAGTCGTCGTGGAAGGCTGCGGTCACGGCCGGGCAGAAGTTCGGCCTCACCGCTGACCAGGCCAAGATCCTGGCCATGCAGATGGGGTTCATTCCGTCGTCGCTGGCCATCACCATGTCGACGCCGGGCCTGTCGGACACCCAGAAGCAGCTGCTGTACGTGCAGGGCCTCGCCGGTCACATGCCGAAGGGCTCCACGATCCGGGTGTCGGCGCTGACTGCCGACGCCAAGAAGGACATCGAGAGCGTCGGGTTCAAGGTCAAGACGCTTCCGGGTGGCAGGCAGATGGAGATCACCGCCCCGACGGGCAAGGCGGCTGCCGCCCTGGACGCGCTGATTGCCAAGAGGCTGCCCAGCAAGACGGTGGGCGTCAACGCCCTCACGGCATCGGCGATCGCGGAACTGAACAGGGTGCAGGCGAAAGTCCGCTCCACCAAGGGCAAGTCCATCACGGTCAGCGCCCTGACCGGGGCCGCCCAGAGCGCCCTGCGCACCCTCGGTTTCAAGGTGCAGACGCTCCCGAACCATCAGATCCGGGTGACCCTCCCGACCGGGGGCGCGGCTGCGGCTGCGAACGCCATCCAGGGTTACGTCAACAACCTCCACGGCAAGACTGTCGC